GGATTTCCACGATTGCGAGGCGTCCCGGCGATGGTCCTCGCGCGATCCCCGCCGCAAGCAATGGTCAGCCCAAATCGCTAAAATCCCCTTCGCGCTGAGTTCGCACATAGCGCGCGTCTACAAGCCGCAAAGCCTCGCCGCATGACCCCACAAACCCAAACACCTCCAGGATCGCTGGACATCGAGCTAGGTTGGCCGGCTGATCCTCTGTGGCCGAACAAGAGCGCTCATCGCTATGTCGAGGCTCGCTCACGCAAGGCAGCGAAGCGAGAGGCATACTACGCGACTAGGCTGATGATGCCCCACGATTGGGCACCGTCTGGCGATAAGGTCAGCGTTCACCTGATCGCGCACTGCAAGCCCACAGGGCCGCATCCCGATAAAGACAATACCGTCGCGGCCGTGAAAAGCCATCTGGACGGAATTGCTGATGCGATCGGCATGAACGACCGCAATTTCGAGGCTCCGACCGTCACGTTCGCAGATCGTTGCGCGCGCGGCAAGCTGATCGTGAGAATCTGGTGAACGCGCCCTTCATCTTGCACAGCAGCGAGGCTGACGAGTGGGCGCGCGAACGCCTACGGACCGCTAAGCTTCAATCTGCCTTATCACGAGCCCGTCTTCAAGGAATGAAGCTCAGAGCCGAGCTTGATCCACCCCAACCAGCAGAAGGCAAATTCCCTTATCCCGCGCGCACCTGTGCCGAGTGGCGCCCCTTTGAAACTTGGCAGGAGCGCCGCAACCCATGATGGAACCTATCGAACTGCCCTCACGCACGCGCGTCTCGCATCGCCCAACAACGCAGATCCAGGAACTGGTAGCAGTCTCCTACGGGCTGCATCCCAAACACATGGTGTCGCCCGAGCGCCGACGAGACATTGCCTGGCCCCGCCAGATCGCGATGTATCTCACCCGCCAGCTGACGAAAAGGTCATTGCCCTGCATCGGTGAGGCATTCGGCCACCGCGACCACACCACCGTCATCCACGCCATAAAAGCTGTCGAGAAGAGGATGCAAGCCGATCCCCTGTACCGCGCTGACGTGCAAGCTCTCAGGAAGGCGCTAACGAAGTGAGCTCCATCCAAGCAATGACGCATGTGTGGAATCTCGAACTAGCGTCGGATGAGGAACGTGCAGTCATGCTTTGGCTCGCTGGCACGGGCGGCGGCCTTGGCTGGCCTGTTAATCCTGACTGGATCGACATGGGCGTGTTTGCTTGCTGCGGCCACGAACGCGCATGTGCTGTTACTTATGATCTCGTTGACCGCGGCTTGCTCATCTGGGGCGGCGTCGAAGAAGGATCACATAGCTGGCTGTGGATCAAATATGACGGCGAGTATTACGAGCCCATAGACTGGACTCAGGAAACCAAAACCCGCTCCAGGCGCGTGGCAGCTTTGATCGAGAGGGATGGACCTGGTTGTTCATACTGCAACTGTACCCCCGTTAGCTATGAGGTAGATCACTTCGTTCCTCGCGCGAAAGGCGGGGAAGATAGGATGAACAACCTTCTGCTCGCCTGCAAGGAGTGCAACCGGGCGAAGCGGGACAGTTTACCTGAGGACTATCTGCGCGATCGTCCTGAGCTGTTTCGCATACTCAGCGCAAACCTCAAATATCTTCACGAGGTCTTATGAGCCGCTGGTATCGCGCCTATGAAGGGACCGTAACCGATCCCAAACTCGGCGAAGCGGCAATGATGGCCGGCGTCTCGCGATCAGTTGCTATCGCTGCCTGGCATTGTCTGCTGGAGAGCGCGGCGTCGCGCAACAACTGTGGAAGCTTCGACACGTCGGCGCGGCGGATCGCTGTCATTCTGTGCGAACCTCCGGCTGGCATCGAGGCACTATTCGCCGCCTTTGATGAGCTCGGAATGATTGGCGACGGCGCCGTTGCATCCTGGAGCAAACGCCAATTCCAAAGCGACGACAGTAAGGAACGGGTTGCTAAACACCGCGCCAAGAAACGGCGGGAAACCGCTACAAATGAAAGTGGCAACGCAGGTGTAACGCCGTGTAACGGCGAGGTAACGCTCTCATATACAGAGACAGAGACAGAAGAAGAGGTTTCTAACGAAACCTTTGTCGCTGAGCCTGAAGATTCCGAAAGCGAAGAAGGGCTCGTGCTGAAGCCTGAACACCTTTCGGAAGCCTGGAACTCTGGTCCAGCCACCAAGGGCGCGGTTCAGTCAAAGCGGATGGGGCCGAAGCGGAGGCGCAAAGCCATATCCTTCCTCCGCAACCACCCAATCGACGACATCACCGAGGCCATTTCTGCGGTGGCCCAGTCCGACTTTCTCTGCGGTCGGACAAAAGAAGGGTTCCGAGCGGACATCGAGTTCCTGTTTTCCGATACTCATATGAACCGACTGCTGGAGGGATTTTATGCCCGCTAACCCATTGATGAAGGCGACCGATCCAGCTTTCGACCGCTCATCCTGGACGCTGAAAGAGCATTGCGACCACGCCAATGCCCAGCTCGTGCTCAAGAACATCAACGAGGATCGCCGCAGAAAAGGCATGGGCCAGGTTCGCTGGGTAATCCGCGACGGGCGCGTTGTCTGCGAGCTCTCACCCACCGGAGGAAGGTAAATGGTCGCCCGTTTCGCAAAGCGCTTGGGAGCATCGTACCTCTGGGGATTGGCCAACTTTACGGTCGGCGTTGCTGCCGGCGGAATTTACGTTGCGGTTGCGCTCATCGCTGCCGGTCTGGCTCTGTGATCTAACGATAGGGTGGGGAACATGGGACGCAAGAAAACGCCAGGATCTCGCTCAGCTGGTGGGCGCAAGAAGAAACCAAGCACGACAGCCCTTCGCGCCAAATGGGACTATGGCAATGACCGATGCGTGGCCCGCCTTGAACGGTTCAAGCACCAGAAGATTCTCGATGGTAAAGCGGCGTGGATCGACGTGTTCGACGGCGTTGGGCAGCTCCACGCAATCGGGATGCTCGACGGGCATGGCCTCGACGGGAAGCTGCTGAGAGAAGCTGGGCGAGACTACATCGGGCTCTATAACTATCAGTTCATCGACCTCTTGCCCAAAGGCTCTGATCTGGAACGCGCTTACGGAGGACGCGGCGGCAGCGGCAAGAGCGACTTGATTCCTCCGGCGACGAAGCGCGAAATACGCTTTGCTCAGCTCGATATTTTGCTGCCCACAGGATCGGACGAACGCCGATGGACGCATAAGCTCCTGCTCGATTATTTTGGCCTAGACGTTGTTCATCCCGTCGTCGAGCGTCTGGTAAACTACCGCTTCGCACGGTGGAATCTTCCAGTTGCCGGGTACATCGCTGACGCCACCGATTTCCATGTCCTCGGCTGTTTCCTGCGCGGCCTATTTGCGCTGGCGGACGGATCGTTGCCGAACCGTGAGCGGCTGAGAATCGCGGCGTGACGGAACTGAAATAAATTACACGCGTTGCCGCTGAGCCGCTAGACAGCGGCAACCAAACATGATATGCCGCGCCCTCTAGACTAGGCGAATTGCGCCTACAACAGAGCCTTACCGCGCCAATCCTCTCCTGACGCGGTTCCCCGGCCAGCCCCCAAAGCAACTTCCAGAAAATGAAGCTGTAGAGACAGCCGAGGCGAGGCTGCGGCGGGGATTAACCTATGTCCCGATTTCGCAAACGCCTGATCTACGAAAGGCGCAGGCCAGTGCCCGAAAACGAGCCGCTAACGAGCAATGCCGTTGCGGACGCTTTGCTGATGCTCGCCGTCGCTAAGCATGTGAAGGGCGGAGATATCCGCAGACACATCGAGCTTGCCCAGGTCGCCAAGGAAGAGATGGCGAGCGGGATCGAATGCGGCGCGATGGAAGAGGCCGCCCGCGAAGAGTTTCTCAAGATCCTCAAGAACCGCAAGGCATGATCTGGCGCCCGCACCGGCTGCACAGGCCGTGGTGGGAAAGCAAGCTCTGCTCAACCTACGGCGCTGCCGGATTAGCTACTAGACTATGGGCTCAGCACCTAGCTCCTGTGCCTCACATGCCTGCTGAGAACGACCGCGACCATTTGAGGTGGTGAATGCAGCGCAACACTTACGGCCGCATCCAGGGCCGCAGAGGAGTGGCACTACGAAGGGCCCGGCTGGCCCGGGAGCCACTATGCCGAGACTGCAAGGCTAAGGGCAACTACACGCGGAGCACAGTCCCCGATCACATCACGCCATTGGCGCTTGGTGGGACTGACACAGACGGCAATATCCGTTGCCTATGTGGCCCGTGCCATGACCGCAGGACGGCCGAGCAGTTCAAGCGCATCATTAAGCCAGAGTTCGGAGTGGATGGATGGCCTATCCCTTGATGGGGAGGGGCGGGTCAAATCTCTAGGCCCTCTATGCCGGAAACCGTGCGCTGCCACGAATTTCATCGCTAACACAGGATTTTCCCCATGACCGCTCGTAAACAGCGCATAGACAGCGCCACGGCGGCGGTTCGCGTTATGGCTTCTGCGCTGGACGGATTAAGTCCGCCCGAGCATTGCCCGCTTCCAGGGGATGCGATGCCCTTCTGGGATGCAATCACACGGGGGCGCACGCGCGACGAATGGGAAGGCACCCCCGCCTTACTGGTGACGGCTTCAAACCTTGCCTGGGTGCAGTGGCAGATCGTCAGGCTCCGGCAATTGATCGATGGCGACGGGGATATCCCTGACGCGAAGGCCACGAAACGGTTGGACGATCTTCAGCGGCTGGAAATGGCCTATCTTCGCACGCTACAGCAACATGGGCGCGGAGCAGAGGGCGAGGCGCGTGATGTCGGTAAGCGCAGAGCCCACGCTTCTGGAATCAAGGCCGACAATCCGCTGGACGATGATTTGCTGGCGAGGCCGGCGCTTAACTAGATGACGCGCGGCGAGAAGGTCATTGCCTTCATTCACCGCTATTGCCGGATACCTGAAGGAGCGAAGGTCGGACAACCGATTGAGCTTGCCGAGTTCCAGAAGAAGTTCATCCTTCAGGTTTACGACAACCCATCCGGTACGCGGCGGGCCTATCTCGCGATTGCCCGTAAGAACGGTAAGTCGGCGCTGATTGCTTGCTTGTTGCTGGCTCACCTGGTCGGCCCGGAAGCGGTGTTGAACAGCCAATTGGTTTCAGGCGCACGTTCTCGGGATCAGGCGGCGCTTGTGTTCGCTCTGGCGAGCAAGATGGTGGATCTCAGCCCGGAGCTGAGAAAGCTGGTCAGGATCGTGCCATCGGGCAAGAGGCTCATCGGCCTCTCGATGAACACGGAATACAAGGCTCTCGCGGCTGACGGAACGACGGCCCACGGGCTAAGTCCCGTTCTCGCGATTCTTGACGAGGTGGGCCAGGTCAAAGGACCGCAAGACGATTTCATAGACGCGATCACCACCTCACAGGGCGCTCACGAAAAGCCGCTTCTGATCGCGATTTCAACGCAGGCACCGACCGACGCGGACCTTTTTTCCATTTGGCTGGACGATGCCGAGAGGTCGGAAGATCCTTCGATTGTATCCCATGTTTACACGGCGCCCGAAGATTGCGCGCTGGACGACGAGGAAGCGTGGAAGGCGGCCAACCCAGCCCTGGGGCTGTTCCGATCAAGACGAGACGTTGAGGAGCAAGCAGCGCAGGCCAAACGAATGCCGAGCGCGGAGAATACATTCCGCGTTCTCACGCTCAACCAGCGTGTCAACATGGTCGCGGCGTTCGTGTCGGCCTCCGTATGGAAGGCTGGCAACGGTGCGCCAGGAGAATTTGACGGGACCGTTTATGGTGGGCTGGACCTCTCCGCGACAACTGACCTTACGGCGCTTGTTCTCACTTGCCGCAAGGATGATCTGGTCGGCGTTCGGCCGTTTTTCTGGATGCCGCTCGAAAGCGTCGCGGAAGCAAGTCGCCGCGATAAGGCTCCTTATGATGTCTGGGTTCGTGAAGGTTTCCTGCGAACCACGCCGGGCAAGGTCATCGATTACGATTATGTAGCTCGCGACATTGGCGAAATCTGCTCTGGCCTCTCGATAGCCAAGATCGGCTTCGACCGCTGGCGCATGGACCGGATGCAACAGGCGCTTGCTCGGCAAGGAGTCGAACTCCCTCTGGAGCCGTTCGGGCAGGGCTACATGAGCATGTCGCCAGCTCTAGATGCGCTGGAGTCGGACTTGCTCAAGGAATGCGTGCGCCACGGCGGGCATCCGGCGTTGGCGATGTGCGCGGCCAATGCGGTGGCCGTGTCTGATCCGGCCGGAAACAGAAAGCTCGACAAGGCGAAGGCGACCGGCCGCATTGACGGGATGCAGGCTCTGGCAATGGCGGAAGGGGTGGAGGCGATGATGCAGGAGCTGATTCCCGTCTCGGTCTATGAGCTTCTGGCGAGGGCTGGCGAATGACGCTTGGCGAGCGCGTCTTGCGGTTTCTCGGATTTGGCAAGACCACGCCCCAACCTACGCGCGGCGACCGCCTGTCATTCATCGGACGCCCTTATGCGGGCATTCGCGTAACCCCCGACGAAGCGCTTAGAAACCCCGTTGTTTGGGCGTGCATCCGCTATCTATCTAACACAATCGCGCAATTACCTTGGTCCGTCATGCGCTCTACCGGAAACGGTAGCGAGCGAAT